GGCCAAGAGGTTTACGGAGGGCATACTATCTGTCATATAACAGAAGAAGACGAAAAGTTTAGTATATTTATTAAAAAAAATAATGATATATTACCTTGGAAGGATTTTAATAAAAACATGGCTGTAGCTATAGAGTATAATCTAGAGTATTAATGAGAAGCGTTTTTAATTTTGTAGTAGAACCTATCGGAGGAAGATACAACAACAATAAAAAAGTAGATAACGTTGACTTGATACTTAACACTCAGATATTTACGCATCAAAACGTTAACAGGTTAGGTTTAGTAAAACAAGTACCTATAGTTGGGAACCATAAAGTTAAAGTAGGTGATCAAGTTATAGTACACCACAACGTGTTTAGAAGATTTCACGACGTCAGAGGAAACGAAAAAAACAGTAAAAGCTATATAGATGATAAAAATTACTTATGTAATGTAGATCAAGTGTATGCTTATAAAAGAAAAAACAAATGGCAACCTACCGATGGGTATGCTTTTGTAAAACCAATTGAATCTAATTATATATATAGTACTCAAAAAGAACAACCATTGAAAGGTGTTCTAAAAATAATTCAAGAAAATAAACACTTAAAAGAAGGAGACTTAGTTGGCTTCACACCAAATAGTGAATATGAATTTGTAATTGATGGAGAAAGACTTTATAGAGTTAGATTAAAAAACTTAACAATAAAGTATGAATATCAAGGAAACGAAGTTGAGTATAATCCAAGCTGGACACAAAGCGGTTGAAGAGTTAATAAAAGTTGCTAAAGAAGCTATAGTTGATTCAGGTGATGATATAACAGCGGATAGATTAAAGAACGCGGCGGCTACAAAAAAGCTAGCTATATTTGATGCTTTTGAAATACTAACTAGAATTCAAGAAGAGCAAGATATGATAGATAATAAGCCTAAAAAAGAAGCTACTCAAACTTCATTTGGTGGTTTTGCAGAAAGAAGATCGAAGTAATGTACGATCAAACTCTTTTTAAGGTTATAGAACCTGTTAAAATAAATACCATAAAAAGACTTAATAAGTCTAAAAAATGGGAATACGGTTATAATAAAGAGCACGATATAATTGTTATAAGTAAAACTGGGCAGATTGGAGAAATATATGATATACAAAATCTTCGTGTAGCTTTACCAAAAGCGGTTGGTGTTACTAAATTTGATAGTAATAAATGGGAGGTAAAAGAATATCCTAAAGAATTAAATAGAATAAAAACTATATTTGACTGGAAAAATTATCCAAATGATTTTAAAAGCAAATACATAGATTACATAGAAGATGAGTTTAAAAAAAGAGAAGAAGGGTTTTGGTATTATAACAAGAACGTTCCTACTTATATTACTGGCTCTCACTATATGTACTTGCAGTGGAGTAAAATTGATGTTGGGAAACCAGACTTTAGGGAAGCAAACAGATTATTTTATATATTCTGGGAAGCTTGCAAAGCGGATAAAAGGTCATACGGAATGTGCTATCTTAAAAACAGAAGATCAGGGTTTTCATTTATGTCATCTGCGGTATGTGTCGACATGGCAACAATATCTTCAGATTCAAGATTCGGTATTTTATCTAAGTCTGGACCAGACGCAAAAAAAATGTTTACAGACAAAGTTGTACCAATATCCGTCAACTACCCATTTTTCTTTAAACCAATACAAGACGGTATGGACCGTCCAAAAACAGAATTAGCATACAGGGTTCCAGCTAGTAAACTTACTAGAAGAAGTATAGTTAAAGCTAGTGAAACACAAGAAATATTAACAGGTTTAGATACCACTATAGATTGGAAAAACACAGGTGACAATAGTTATGATGGTGAAAAACTAAAGTTATTAGTTCATGATGAAAGTGGTAAATGGGAGAGGCCAAACAATATATTAAATAACTGGAGAGTTACTAAAACAACACTAAGGCTAGGTAGTAGAATTATTGGTAAATGTATAATGGGTTCAACCTCAAATGCTTTAGATAAAGGTGGAGACAATTTTAAAAGATTATATAAAGACTCGGATGTTACTCAAAGAAACAGGAACGGTCAGACTAAGTCAGGACTCTATTCTTTGTTCATTCCTATGGAATGGAACTACGAAGGATTCATTGATTCTTATGGAGTACCTGTTTTTGACACTCCAGATAAAGAAGTCTCTGGCCCTTATGGAGAATATATCGACACTGGAGTAATAGATAATTGGAACAATGAAGTAGAGGGTCTTAAGAACGATCCTGATGCACTTAATGAGTTCTATAGACAGTTTCCCCGCACAACAGAACATGCATTCAGAGATGAAACTAAAAATAGTATATTTAATTTAGCAAAAATATACGAACAAATAGATTATAACGAAGAATTAAATATTGATAACGCAGTTACTAAAGGTAACTTTCAATGGTTGAATGGTGTTAAAGATGGTAAAGTTATATTTTACCCAGATAGTAATGGTAGATTTAGAGTAAGTTGGACACCACCAGCTAATCTACAAAACAACGTTATAATAAAAAATGGTATTAAATTTCCAGGTAACGAGCATATGGGTGCTTTTGGTTGTGACAGTTATGATATATCAGGAACAGTTGATGGTGTAGGTTCTAAAGGAGCTTTACACGGCTTAACAAAGTTTAGCATGGAAGATTGTCCACCAAACCAGTTTTTTTTAGAATACGTAGATAGACCACCAACCGCAGAGATATTTTTTGAAGATATGTTAATGGCTTTAGTTTTTTATGGTATGCCAATATTAGCAGAGAATAACAAACCTAGATTATTATACTACTTAAGAAGAAGAGGATACAGAGGTTTTAGCATGAATAGGCCAGATAAAATCTGGAACAAACTATCTGTTGCTGAAAAAGAAGTAGGTGGTATACCAAACTCAAGTGAAGATGTTAAGCAGTCTCACGCTGCTGCTATTGAAATGTACATACAAGATCATGTCGGTAGAAAACAAGACGGTACGTATGGTAAAGTTAATTTTAATAGAACTTTAGAAGACTGGGCTAAATTTGATATAAACAATAGAACTAAGTTTGATGCTTCTATTTCTTCTGGACTAGCTATAATGGCTTGTAACAGACATTTATATAAACCAAATGCCAATATAAAGAAAGAAAAAATAAATTTAAAATTTGCTAGATACAAACAATCTGGCAACAGATCAAAACTAATAGAAAATTAATATGGCTGAGTCAGTTGTAAAAAGTTATTTTCCAAGTCAAGTCGCAAGTGACTCTGAGAAGATGGGTACCGAGTACGGTCTTAAGGTTGCTAAAGCTATAGAAAGCGAGTGGTTTAAGCGTGACTCAGGTACTAATAGATTTTACGGAAATCAAACAGAGTTTCATAAACTTAGATTGTATGCTAGGGGAGAACAATCAATACAAAAATATAAAGATGAGTTATCTATTAATGGTGATTTATCTTACTTAAACTTAGACTGGAAACCAGTACCTATTATACCTAAGTTTGTAGATATAGTAGTGAACGGTATATCAGAGAGAGTTTTTGATATAAAAGCTTATTCACAAGATCCTTACGGTATAAGTAAAAGAACAGAGTACATGGAATCTTTAATAAGAGACATGGAAACTGAAGATATCGCTGAGTTCGCTTCAACTGCTTTTGGTGTTGATATTAGAGAAAATAAAAAAGAGGAACTACCTGACTCAATAGAAGAGCTAGAACTACACATGCAATTAACCTACAAACAAGCTGTTGAGCTAGCTGAGGAGCAAGCTATAAACACTGTTTTAAATGGTAATAATTATGATTTAACTAGAAGAAGAGTTAATTATGATTTAGTAACACTTGGTATTGGGGCTAGCAAAACTACTTTTTGTAAAAGTTCAGGTATTAAAATTGATTACGTTGATCCAGCTAATTTAGTTTATTCATACACTGATTCACCTTATTTTGACGACGTATATTATGTTGGTGAAGTTAAAAACGTAACTGTAAATGAATTAAAAAAAGAATTTCCTGATTTAGATGAAAAAAGTTTAATGGATATTGTAGGCCAAGGTTTTCAAAACTCAGGTTTCTACAATAGAAGTTTAACCGAATCTAATCAAGTCGATAAAAATCAAGTTCAAGTTTTATATTTTAATTATAAAACATACGCTAACGAAGTTTATAAAGTAAAAGAAACAGCTACTGGAGCTAGTAAAATAATAGTAAAAGACGATACATTTAATCCAGTAATGGATGCTATTATGGAGGCTAAGTATGGTAAAGTTTCTAGATCTATAGAAGTTTTATACGAAGGAGCTATCATATTAGGTACTAAAAAGTTACTTAAATGGCAAATGGCTAAAAATATGATGAGACCTAAAAGTGATTATACTAAAGTTAAAATGAACTACAGTATGGTTGCGCCTAGAATGTATAAAGGTAGAATTGAGTCTTTAGTCAGTAGAATAACTGGTTTCGCAGACATGATTCAACTAACACATCTTAAACTACAACAAGTTATGTCTAGATTAGTACCAGATGGTATATATTTAGATGCTGACGGTTTAGCTGAAATAGATTTAGGTAACGGCACAAACTACAATCCACAAGAAGCATTAAACATGTTTTTCCAAACTGGTAGTATAATTGGTAGATCAATGACTAGCGATGGAGATATGAACCCAGGTAAAGTACCTATTCAAGAAATATCTAGTGGAGCTGGTGGTTCTAAAATGCAAAGCTTAATAGGTACGTATAACTATTATCTTCAAATGATACGTGACGTAACTGGCCTTAATGAAGCTTCAGACGCGTCTACACCTTCAAAAGATGCTTTAGTTGGTGTTCAAAAAATAGCAGCTGCAAACTCAAATACAGCTACTAGACATATACTACAAAGTAGTTTATTCTTAACTTCTGAAGTTGCTGAGTTAATAAGCTTAAGAGTTTCTGATGTTTTAGAGTATTCTCCTACTAGAAATGCTTTTATACAAAGTATAGGTACACACAATGTAGCTACACTAGAAGAAATGAACAACTTGCATTTGTATGATTTTGGTATATTTATAGAATTAGCGCCTGATGAAGAAGAAAAACAAATGTTGGAGAACAATATTCAAATGGCCTTACAACAACAAAGTATAGACCTTGAAGACGCTATTGATCTTAGAGATGTTAAAAACATTAAACTAGCTAATCAACTACTTAAAATACGTAGAAAGAAAAAGCAAGTTAAAGACATGCAAATGCAGCAGCAAAACATACAGGCTCAAGCACAGGCTAATGCGCAGACTCAACAAGTTGCTGCTCAAGCTGAGATAGAAAAGCAACAAGCTATTACTAGTCAAAAGATGGAGTTAATGAAAATGGAAGCTGATTTTGAAACTAGAAAGCTACAACAAGAAGCTTTACTTAAAAAAGAACTCATGAATCACGAGTTTAAAATAAATCAAGAGCTTAAGAAAATGGACTTACAGTCTATAGAAAGTAAGGACAAATACAAAGAAGATCGTAAAGACGATCGAACAAAAATACAAGCATCACAACAAAGTGAGCTAATAGACCAAAGAAATAACAAAAAACCACCTAAAAACTTTGAGTCTTCAAGTAATGATATACTTGGTGGTGGATTTGGATTGAATTCTTTTGATCCAAGATAATTTTTTAATTTTATAATATTATATTATGGCTGAAAATCAAGAAAACGATGTTCAAGAAGAGGTTGTAGAAACAACAAACGTTGAACAAGACTTAGTAGATCAACAAGAAGTTGAGACTAAGGTAGAAGCAGAGGTAACTGCTCCAAAAAACGAAGTGTTAGAAGACGGTACTGTTAAATTAGATTTATCAAGCGTAGAAGAAAAAGCTCCTACTAGTGATACAAACGAAATAAAACAACCAGTCTTAGAACAAGAAACTGTAGAAGAACAACAAGTTGAAGAGCAAGAACCTGTTTTACAGGAGATTACTGAAGAAGAGGTTGTTGAAAAAACAGAAGAGTTAACAGAAGAAGTGGCTGAAGCTGTTGAAGAAGCTAGAGAATCTGGAACACCCTTACCTGAAAACATACAGAAAGTAGTAGATTTTATTGATGAAACTGGTGGTAGTTTAGAAGACTACGTTAAGTTAAATCAAGATTATTCTAAGTTAGAAGATAACGCTTTGCTTAGAGAGTTCTACTCACAAACAAAACCTCATTTAAATAGAGATGAAATTGATTTCTTAATGGAAGACAATTTTAAATATGATGAAGAAGTTGATGAGGAAAGAGATATAAGAAGAAAAAAATTAGCATTAAAAGAGCAAGTTGCAAATGCTAAAAGCCACCTAGACGGGCAAAAGTCTAAATATTACGAAGAGATCAAAGCTGGAAGCAGGTTAGCGCCTGAGCAAAAGAAAGCAATTGATTTTTTCAATCGTTATAATGAGGAATCAAAGATTAACGAAAAGCACCAATCTATATTTTTAAAGAAAACTGAAAATGTTTTCACCAAAGATTTCAAAGGTTTTGATTATTCCGTGGGTGATAAGAAATATAGGTTTAACGTTAAGGATGCTGATAAGATTAAAAATACTCAAAGCGACATTAATAATTTCACTAAGAAGTTCTTAAACGAAAACAATGAAATGTCAGATGCTAAGGGTTATCATAAGTCTTTGTTTACAGCAATGAATCCTGACTTGGTTGCTAATCACTTTTACGAACAAGGTAAGGCTGATGCTATAAAAAATAGTATTGCTAAATCTAAAAACATTGATATGGCACCTCGTGGTATTCACGAAAAAGTTGCTGATGTTAGTGGTTTTAAAGTAAGAGCTATATCTGGTGAATCTTCTAATGACTTTAAAATTAAACTTAAAAAATAATCATTAAAAATTAAACTATGGCTTTTAATTCAACGGGTGCTGCATTAGCGCACCTAACACCAAGACCAGACAAATCTTTATTCGCTGGCAATTACCTGTCTATTACAGGTAACGACTTTAATTTCACAAAACAATTCTTACCAGAAGTGTATGAAAAAGAAGTAGAAAGATATGGAAATAGAACTATTGGAGGTTTCTTACGTATGGTAGGAGCTGAAATGCCAATGGCTTCTGATCAAGTAGTTTGGTCTGAGCAAAGTAGAATTCACATTGCATTTGACGACTGTTCAATTGCTGCATCTGGAGACGCTGCTTTAAACAAAATTACATTTTCTAGTGCAGATAACGCTGCTTATGTTAACATTGGAGACACTGTTGTTATAAGTAAAGGTGGTAAAACTGTTAAATGTTATATCACTGCTACGCCTTCTTCTACTACTAGAACTGCTGTTCCTTACAAAGCTACTGCTTTAAACGGAGCTGCTGCTGGAGGTTTTGATAACACAGCCGCTACAACTGGACTTTCTTTATTTGTATACGGTTCTGAGTACGGAAAAGGATCTATAAATGTTGGTAACACTGTAAACGCTAAAAGCGAATACTTTAACAATTCACCAATCATTATTAGAGACAAGTATTCTGTAAACGGATCTGACACTGCTCAAATTGGGTGGGTTGAGGTTACAACTGAAGTTGGAACATCTGGATACTTATGGTACTTAAAATCTGAGCACGAAGCTAGATTAAGATTTGAGGATCAATTAGAAATGACTATGATTGAAGCTGAAAAAGCTGCTCACTCATTTAGTGCTGACCCTGGAGTTGGATCTAACAGTTTTACTGTTAAAGGTTCTGAAGGTATGTTTGCTGCTATCGAGTCAAGAGGATTAGTTTACTCTGATGCTGATTTCGGTGGATCTGAAGCTGCTGACGGTTTAGCTGATTTTGACCTTATCTTACAAGAACTTGACAAGCAAGGTGCTATCGAAGAAAACATGATGTTCCTTAACAGAGGAGTATCTCTTGCTATCGATAACATGTTAGCTTCTCAAAATTCTTACGGAACTGGAGGTACATCTTACGGTGTATTTGACAACTCTGAAGATATGGCGCTTAACTTAGGCTTCTCTGGATTCAGAAGAGGTTCTTACGATTTCTACAAAACTGACTGGAAATACTTAAACGATTCTACAACTCGTGGATTAGTTAAAGACATTGAAGGTGTTATTGTTCCTGCTGGAACTTCAACTGTTTATGACCAAGCACTTGGTAAAAACATTGCAAGACCATTCTTACACGTTAGATACAGAGCTTCTGAAGCTGACGATAGAAGAATGAAATCTTGGATCACAGGATCTGTAGGAGGTAACTTTACTTCTGATGAAGACGCTATGAACGTTCATTTCTTATCTGAGAGATGTTTATGTGTTCAAGCAGCAAACAACTTTGTTTTGCTAAAGTCTGCTGATGGAGTTATCGGTGACTAATTACTATTAACCAATGTAATTCTTACCCTCGTTATATCAACGGGGGTAATTATTACTTTTATTAAATTATATTATATCATGAAAAAACAAACAAAATCCATCGATGGATGGGAAATTAAAGACAGGATATACCACCTTATGGGTGAAGGAAATCCTTTACTGTATGTTATACCTAGTAGACATACACGTAGAAAACCTTTGTTATATTTTAACAAAGAAACTGGAGTGCAAGAAGAAATAAAATATGCTACAAACCAAACATCGCCACTAGTTAGTGAGCAAAAAGGTCAAGCTACTTTAGGTCATATTGCTTTTAGAAGTGGTACATTAGTTGTACCTGCCAGAAAACAAAATCTACAAAAATTATTAAGCTTATATCATCCTTTAAAAGGAGTGATCTACAAAGAGCATGATGAAGTTAAAAATGCTAATGCTGATTTAGAATATCTTGAAGCTGAAGTCGAAGCTTTAGTTGCTTCAAA